CCTCGGACCTGTTCCGCCAGTACCTGCGCGAAATCGGCCGCATCCCCCTGCTCACCGCGGCCGAGGAGGTCGAACTCGCCCGCCGCGTGGAGGCCGGGCTGTTCGCCGAGGAGCGGCTGCGGCTCGCCCACGACCTGGACAGCCGGCTCGCGGTGGACCTGGACAGGCTGGTCGTCATGGGCCGCATGGCCAAACGGCGCCTCATCGAGGCCAACCTGCGCCTCGTGGTCTCCGTCGCCAAGCGCTACGTCGGCCGCGGCCTGACCATGCTCGACCTGGTCCAGGAGGGCAACCTGGGCCTGATCAGGGCCGTCGAGAAGTTCGACTACGCGCGCGGCTACAAGTTCTCGACGTACGCGACCTGGTGGATCCGGCAGGCCATGTCCCGCGCCCTCGCCGACCAGGCCCGCACCATCCGCGTCCCGGTCCACGTCGTCGAACTCATCAACCGGGTCGTCCGCGTCCAGCGCCGCATGCTCCAGGAACGCGGCTGCGAACCGACCCCGGAAGAGGTCGCCGCGCACCTCGACCTGCCGCCGGAGCGGGTCGGCGAGGTCCTCCGCCTCGCCCAGGAACCGGTTTCGCTGCACGCCCCGGTCGGCGAGGAGGAGGACGTGGCGTTCGGCGACCTCATCGAGGACGGCGACGCCACGAGCCCCGTCGAGTCGGCCGCGTTCCTGCTGCTGCGCGAACACCTGGAGGCGGTGCTGTCCACGCTCGGCGAGCGGGAACGCAAGGTGGTCCAGCTCCGCTACGGCCTCGCCGACGGCCGCCCCCGCACCCTGGAGGAAATAGGGCGCCTGTTCGGAGTGACGAGGGAACGCATCCGCCAGATCGAGTCGAAAACCCTGAGCAAGCTCCGCGACCACGCCTACGCGGACCAGCTGAGGGGCTACTTGGACTGAAGTCCCGGCGTGCCGCTGCGACTGCGGTGGCTGCGGGCAGCCGCAGCGGCACCCCGCCGACGCCTGCCCGCAGCGGCACCCCGCCGACGCGGACGGGCGCTACGGCAACCCCGTCGGCGCGGACGGAGGCAGCGGCCCTCCGGCGCCGGGCCGCGCCTCAGTCCACCTCGGCCACGGCCTCCGCGAACTGCGCCTTGTACAGCCGGGCGTACGCCCCGCCCGCCTCCAGCAACTCGGCGTGCGCGCCCTGCTCCACGATCGCCCCGTTCTCCATCACGAGAATCGTGTCCGCGTCCCGGATCGTCGACAGCCGGTGCGCGATCACGAACGACGTCCGCCCGTGCGCCAGCTTCGCCATCGCCTTCTGGATCAGCACCTCGGTCCGCGTGTCCACGGAACTCGTCGCCTCGTCCAGCACCAGGATCACCGGGTCGGACAGGAACGCCCGCGCGATGGTGATGAGCTGCTTCTCACCCGCGCTGACCCCCGTGCCCTCGTCGTCGATCACGGTGTCGTACCCGTCGGGCAGCGTCCGCACGAACCGGTCGGCGTGCGCGGCCCGCGCCGCCTCCTCGATCTCCCCGCGCGTCACCTCGCGTGAGGCGCCGTACGCGATGTTCTCCGCGATGGTGCCGCCGAACAGCCAGGTGTCCTGGAGCACCATGCCGATCCGGGCGCGCAGTTCGTCCCGGGACATCCGCGCGATGTCGACGCCGTCGAGGGTGATGCGCCCGCCGGACACCTCGTAGAACCGCATCAGCAGATTGACCAGCGTGGTCTTGCCCGCGCCGGTCGGTCCGACGATGGCGACGGTCTGCCCCGGCTCGACGGTCAGCGTCAGGTCCTCGATGAGCGGCTTGTCGGGGTCGTACCGGAACGACACGTGCTCCAGCGCCACCCGCCCGCGCAGCCCGGCCGGCCTCTCGGCCGGCACCGGGTCGGCCGACTGCTCCCCGGCGTCCAGCAGCTCGAAGACCCGCTCGGCCGACGCGACGCCCGACTGCACGAGGTTCGCCATCGACGCGACCTGCGTCAGCGGCATCGAGAACTGCCGCGAGTACTGGATGAACGCCTGCACGTCACCGATGGACAGCGCGCCCGAGGCGACCCGCAGACCGCCGACGACCGCGACGAGCACGTAGTTGATGTTCGACACGAACATCATCAGCGGCTGCATGATCCCGCTGTTGAACTGCGCCCGGAACCCGGCCTCGTACAGCGCCTCGTTCTGCTCGGCGAACTGCCGCGCCGACTCGTCCTGCCGGCCGAACACCTTCACCAGCGCGTGCCCGGTGTACATCTCCTCGATGTGCGCGTTCAGCGTGCCCGTGGAGCGCCACTGCTGCACGAAGTGCGGCTGCGACCGCTTGCCCACGCGCGTGGCGACGACGAACGACAGCGGCACGGTCACCAGCGCGACCAGCGCCAGGATCCAGGAGACGTAGAACATCATGGCGAGCACGCCGATGATGGTCAGCACCGAGTTGATGAGCTGGCCCATCGACTGCTGGAGCGTCTGCCCGATGTTGTCGATGTCGTTGGTGGCCCGGCTGAGCACCTCGCCGCGCTGCCGCTTGTCGAAGTACGACAGCGGCAGCCGCGACAGCTTCGTCTGCACGTCCTCGCGCAGCCGGAACATCGTGCGGTTCACGGCCCGGTTCACCAGCCGCGTCGCCACCGCCATCAGCAGACCGGCGACGAGGAACACGCCCAGCGCGGTCAGCAGGACGTTGCCGACGGCCGTGAAGTCGATGCCCTCGCCCGGCGTGAAGTCCGTGCTGCGGAGCATGTCCGCGACCTCGCCGTCGCCGCGCTCCCGCATGGCGTCGAGGACCTGCTCCTTGCTCGACCCGGCCGGCATCTCCCGGCCGACGATCCCCGCGAACACCAGGTCGGTGGCCCGGCCCAGGATCTTCGGCCCCACCACGTTGAGGGCGACGCTGACCACCACGCACACCATCAGCAGCCAGATCGTCGCCCGTTCCGGCCGGAAGTGCCCGACGAGCCGCCTGCCGGACTCCTTGAAGTTCATCGAGCGCTGATCGGGGCCGCCCCCGGCCATCATCCGCGCCATCGGCCCGGCCATCAGGCAGCCTCCGCTTCCGTCAGCTGGGAGAGCACGATCTCCCGGTAGGTCTCGTTGTCCGCCATCAGCTCGTGGTGCCGGCCCGCGCCGACGACCCGGCCCTCGTCCAGGACGACGATCCGGTCGGCGTCCCGGATGGTCGCCACCCGCTGGGCGACGATCACGACGGTCGCCTCGGCCGTCTCCCGGGCCAGCGCCGCCCGCAGGGCCGCGTCGGTGGCGTAGTCGAGGGCGGAGAAGGAGTCGTCGAAGAGGTAGATCTCCGGGCGCTGCACCAGGGTTCGGGCGATCGCCAGACGCTGGCGCTGGCCGCCGGAGACGTTCGTGCCGCCCTGCGCGACCGGCGCGTCGAGCCCGCCCTCCAGGCGCTCCACGAAGTCCCTGGCCTGCGCCACCTCCAGCGCGTGCCACAGTTCCTCGTCGGTCGCGTCCGGATTGCCGTACCGCAGGTTGGTCGCGACGGTGCCCGCGAACAGGTACGGCTTCTGCGGCACCAGGCCCACCGTCCGCGCCAGCAGCTTCGGCTCGATCGTCGCCACGTCCACCCCGTCGACCAGCACCTCGCCGTCGGTCGCGTCGAACAGCCGGGGCACCAGGCCGAGCAGCGTCGACTTGCCGCTGCCGGTCGAGCCGATGACGGCGGTCGTCTCACCGGGGCGCGCCACCAGGTCGATGTTCCTGAGCACCGGCTCCTCGGCACCCGGGTAGCGGAAACCGGCCCCGCGGATCTCCAGATGGCCGTGCCGGCGCAGCTCCGTCACGGGTGCCGCCGGCGGCACCACACTGGACGAGGTGTCCAGCACCTCCTGCACGCGCTCGGCGCACACCTCCGCGCGCGGCACCATCATGAACATGAAGGTGGCCATCATGACGGACATCACAATCTGCATCAGATAGGCGAGGAATGCGGTCAGGTCGCCGATCTGCATGCCGCCGCTGTCGATGCGGTGCGCCCCGAACCACACCACCGCGATCGACGACAGGTTCACCACCGTCATGACGATCGGGAACATCAGCGCGAGCAGGTTCCCGGTGCCCAGCGCCATCCCGGTCAGCTCGGCGTTCGCCCGCCGGAAGCGCTCCTCCTCGTAGGTGTCCCGGACGAAGGCGCGGATCACCCGGTTGCCGGTGATCTGCTCGCGCAGCACCCGGTTCACCGTGTCCAGCCGCTCCTGCATGGCCCGGAACAGCGGGCGCAGCCGCCGCACGATCAGCGTCACGCAGATGCCCAGCACCGGCACCACCGCCATCAGGACCCCGGACAGCGGCACGTCCAGGCCCAGCGCCAGCACGATGCCGCCGACGCACATGATCGGCGCCGACACCATCAGCGTGAACGTCATCAGCGCCAGCATCTGGATCTGCTGGACGTCGTTCGTCGTACGGGTGATCAGCGAGGGCGCCCCGAAGTGGCCGACCTCGCGGGCCGAGAAGGACTGCACCCGGTCGAAGACCGCCGCCCGCAGGTCACGGCCGACCGCGGCGGCGGTGCGGGCGCCGTAGTACACGGCACCGACGTTGCACACCACCTGCGCCAGCGAGACGCCGATCATCAGGGCGCCGTAGGCGATGATGTGGCCGGTGTCGCCCCTGACGACACCGTTGTCGATGATGTCCGCGTTGAGCGTGGGCAGGTAGAGGGTGGCGCAGGTCTGCAGGAACTGCAGCAGCACCAGTACGGCGATGTGTTGTCGGTACGGCCTGAGGAAGGCCCGCAGGAGTCGTATGAGCACGCGTGCGTCTCTCGGAGTCGGCAAGAAGGACCGGATGGTTGCCCCTGGCCCCTATCGTCCGGCACTCCCCCCGCGTTACCTCAACCGATTAACCCAACAGGCGGGTCACTCGCCGTGACGCGACGGCGCCCCGCCTACCCGAACGCCCCCGGGTGCGTCTGCTCCCGCACCGACACGAACTGCTGGCGGACCGCCTGCCCCACCGCCAGTTCCTCGCCCGGCTCCAGCACCTGCGCGACCGCGCCCTGCCAGACCGGCGGGGTCCGCGGGTCGAGGGCGCCCTGCGAGACGCCGAGCGCCCAGGCCGCCTGCCGTGCCGCGCCGACCGCGGCGTAGTCGGCGGGCTGCGGCACCACGACCTGCGCCCCGAACAGCGACGGCGCCGCAGCCTGCACCGCGGGCAGCTCGGCCGCCGCGCCCAGCAGGAACACCCGCCGCACCTCCACGCCCCGGCCGCGCAGCACGTCCAGCGCGTCCGCCAGCCCACACAGCATGCCCTCGAAAGCGGCCCGCGCCAGGTGCTCCGGCCGCATCGACTCGCGCCTGAGCCCTGTCAGCGTGCCGGCGGTGTGCGGCAGCTGCGGAGTCCGCTCGCCCTCCAGATAGGGCAGCAGCACCAGCCCGTGCGCGCCCGGCGTCGACTTCAGCGCCAGCTCGGACAGGCTCTCCAGGTCGGGCACCCCGAGCAGCTCGGCGGTGCCGCGCAGGGTCCGTACGGCGTTCAGGGTGGTGACGACCGGCAGGTGCATGCCGGTCGCGTCCGCGAGGGAGGTGATCATCCCGTGCTGGTCGACCAGCGCCTCCGGGTGCACGGCCATCACCGACCCGGACGCCCCGAGCGACACCACCGCGTCGCCGAGCCCGATCCCCAGACCGAACGCGGCGGCCTGTGTGTCACCGGTCCCGGCGGAGATCAGCAGACCTTCCGGTGTCGTACCGGCCGCGTCGGCCGGGCCGATCACCTCCGGCAGCACCGCCTGGTGGCCGAGCGCCAGCTCGACCAGATCGGGACGGTAGGCGCCGGTGGCCGCCGACCAGTAGCCGGTCCCGGAGGCACCGCCCCGGTCCGTGGTCCGCCGCGCCGGCCGCCCGAGCAACTGCCACACCAGCCAGTCGTGCGCCTGGAGCAGTGCGGCCGTGCGCCGGGCGTTGTCGGGCTCGGTCCGGGCGAGCCAGCGCAGCTTGGTCACCGGCTGCGCGGCCTGCGGCACGCAGCCCACCGCCTGCGCCCACGCCTCGCGCCCGCCGAGCGCGTCGATCAGGTCGGCCGCGGCGACCTGCGTCCGCTTGTCACCGCCGGCCATCGCCGGCCGCACGGTGTTGCCCTGCGCGTCCAGCGGCACGACCGCGTTGGCCTGCGCCGACACACCGATGGCCTGCACGCCCTCCAGGAGCCCGCCGCCCGCCGCCTCGCCCAGGGACAGCAGCCAGGCCTGCGGATCGACGTCGGAGGGCCGCCCGCCCTCCGGGCTCTCCAGCGGATGCGGGGCATACCCCTGCCGGAGCACGGCTCCCGTGTCCGCGTCACAGACCACGATCCGAGTGAAATCGGGCGCACTGTCCAGCCCGGCGACTATCCCCATGTCCGAAATTCTGCCGTACGCACGGCGGAGCCCGCGGCCCGACCGTGGGCCGCGGGCGTCCGGGTCGTGATCCGCGGGGCGGGTCTCAGGTGTTGCTGCTGCCCCAGTCGTCCTCGCCCGTGCCGTTCACGCTGCGGTCGCGCAGGGTCCGCACCCGCTGGGCGACGGAGTCCGGCACCCGGTCGCCGACCTTGTGGCTGACGACGTGGTACGCCTTGCCCGCGAACTGCTTGCCCTGCTGGGCGGCGGACTCCGCGGTGTTGCGGACGGCGGGGTTCTGCGCGACGTGCCGAGCTGACTTCATGAGCTGTTCGTAGCGCTCTCGCCCGGCCCTCGTGCCCAGCACGTATCCCAGAGCGAGTCCGGCGACGAACGTGAGCCGGTAACGCATGGCGGCCACCCTTCCCTTGCACAGGTCTCCGGTACGGCGTCGGCGCCGGGGAGTACCGATTGGCGGAGCACCCCCCTGCTTGCGCTAATGTATGTGTCGCAGCGAGCGCGCGCCCTCTGGCGAATACCCAGACAGCCACGTTCGATGCAGAACGAGGCATTCCTCCGTAGCTCAATTGGCAGAGCAGCCGGCTGTTAACCGGCAGGTTACTGGTTCGAGTCCAGTCGGGGGAGCTCGGTCCTCCGTAGCTCAATTGGCAGAGCAGCCGGCTGTTAACCGGCAGGTTACTGGTTCGAGTCCAGTCGGGGGAGCACGCTGAACGAGGACCCCGTCGGGGTCCTTTTTCATGCCCGGTTTCCTGTCCGGTGGAACCACGCGGGCCCCCGGCGCAGTCCTCATGGCCGTGCGCCTCCGGCCGCGCGCGGCCGACCGAGGCCGTACGAGGCCATCCGAGGCAGGAGATCGTATGAGCGGCTATGCTGCGGCAGACGGCGCGCACACGTGTACGCGACACGCCGCTATGGGGCGGTAGCTCAGCCGGTTAGAGCAGCGGACTCATAATCCGTCGGCCGTGGGTTCGAGTCCCACCCGCCCCACTTGGACACGCGTTCGAAGAACCGTTGCCACCAGCAATCCGAGCGCCCCAACAGGTTTAGACCAGATGGGGCGCTCAGCCGTTGTCGGCGTCTTGCGTGAGCGGTGCGTGAGCGGCTGTGTCAGACGGCAGTGGTCGACGGGCACGCGGCACGATGCTCTCGGCGTTCCTCGCCACCTCCTGGTCCACCTGGGGGAGGAGGCTGGTGTACGTGTCGGATGCTAGCTGGATCGTGCCGTGCCGCAGCGTCTCCTTGATCGCGTGAAGGTCGCCTCCACCCGCATGGATCAGCGTTGCGGCCACGTGGCGTAGATCACGCAGGTTGATTGGCGGCAACCCGGCCTCCCGGCACAGTCGGCGGAAGACGTCCGAGACCTTTTCCGGGTGCAGCCAGCCGCCGTCCTCGTCGACGAATACCTTCCCCGTGTCCTGCCAGGGGAGGCCCTTGTCGAGGTACGCCTGGCGCTCGGCCTGCTGCCGAACGCGGTGCTCGGCCAGAACCTGCAGTGTGGCCGGCCCAAGCGCGATCGTCGCCGCACTGCCCTCCGTCTTCGGGTCGCTCTCCACCGGGGTCCATCCGTCCTGGATGATCGTCTTAGAGACCGTCAGCTGAGCCTTGGCGAAGTTGATGCCGGACCAGTCCTGGCCGACCGCCTCTCCGCGGCGCAGGCCACGGAACGCGATCAGGTGGAACAAGGCGTACAGCCGGTCCTGTTCGGCGTGGTCGAGGAACTCACCGACCTGAACCGGCGTCCAGACCATGACCCCTGACGGCTTCTCGCCGGTCTTCTGCCACCGCTCAACATGCTCAGGCGTCCACAGCACCGCCTTCGGCCGCTTGCCCGAGGCCAGCTCGACGTGCGCGGCCGGATTGAACGTGAGCAGCTGCTGGGAGATCGCCGCGTTGAGTGCGGACCGCAGCGTCGCCCGGATCCGTTGTTGAGTCGCCGGGCCGGTGACCCGCCTGTACGGGGGGAGCGCGTCCAGCTTCGCGCGCTCCGTGGCCAGCCGGGCCGTCTCGGACGCCGGCGGCCGTGACCGCTTCCCCCACGTCGCACGCGCCTGCTGCTCGCGCCGCCTCTGGTTCTCCGCCTCGATCGTCTCGTTCTGGGTGTCGATGGCGTCGAAGAACTCCACCAAGTGACCGACGTTGAGACGGTCGAGGAGGATGTGCCCGAGACCTGGCTTCAAGTGCACACGGATGTGGGAGCTGTAGCCGTTGAGCGTGGACTTCTTCCGCTTCTTCGACTCCACCCACTCGTCCAGCCAGTCCCCGACCGTCAGCTTCGACGTGAGCGGCTGGCCGGCGCGGAACCGGCGGCGCGTCTCGGCAAGGTCGGGGAGGGGGGCGTTCTTGTTCTTGCTGACTGTTTCGAGCAGGTCGCCGATTTTCGTCTGTGCTTCCTGGTCGTCGCCGGGGGCGAGGGCGAGCAGGGCCCGCACCCTGTCGAGGGCTTCCTGGGCGTCCTTGGCGGTGGCGTAGCCGGAGCGGGAGAAGGAGCGCCGGCCGCCGTCGGCACGCGGCGGGAGCTCCTGCCGTACAGCCCAGACCCCGTGGCGCCGGCTCGACAGCTGCGGGCAGGACTTGCCCAGCGCCCTGCCGTCGCCGTCCCGGCAGTAACAGCGGCGGTACGTCGAGCCCTTCATGAGGAGCCTCCTGGCTAGTCCACCAGCTCCGGGAGCTCCCCGCCCAAGGCAGCGAGCCTCCTACGCAGCGTGTCAGCCAATTCCATCACCTCAAGGTAGTCCTTCTCCCCCTCCTGGAAGTCCGCGGCCATGTCCAACAGATGTTGCAGCTCATCCTGGATCTCGCGTCTCTGGCGCTCGTTAGGCAACTCGGCGGCGGGCTTGGCCTGCTTGCCGCGCTCGGCGGGCGCGGTCGGCCTCGCAGCAGCCCGTGCGGCCTCGTTGGCTGCGGACTCTGCCGGCGGCAGGAACTTCTTGCGGCGTGCAGCCGCGACCCACTTAGCCGCCGTGGAGTGCGGTGCCTTGAAATGGTTCGCTACATCCCTGGTCGGCGGCAGGTCCATGTTCTCGGCATACCGATATACCTGTGCCACTTCTCGCAGGAACTCGTCCGTCATCTTGACCCGCTTACGCTTCGGTGATGGTGCGCCACGCGCTTCGGCATACGCCTCGGCCGCGTGCGATTGCAGTTTGTCCAGCCACTCCAAGGCAACCTCTGGCCTGCGGCTACGCGTGCCGGGACCACTCTCGTAGGCGGTGGGGTCGGTGTCCGGACGGCCCTCTTCCTCTGTGAACTCTGCCAGGTACTGAGTGATGTAGTGGATGCCCAGTCGCTTCCACTTGTTGGGGGCAATCACCTTGCGCACGCGCTCATAAACCTCAGGCAGGTCAAAGAACACTGAAGTGGCATGAGCCATGTCCACCTCATCCTCGAAGACCTGAAAGTCCAAGAACAGGACTGTCGAACCTGCATCAACCCATGGCTGCCCGGAGATGCGGTCGTAGCCCCAGGCGTCTTCCGTCCCGATGACCAAGTGGAAGAACTCGGGTAGAAGCACCCGACCTACCTGAACCAGTTTCGGCAGGTCGGGGGCGGTGTCTCGAGCGAACCACGGGTAGGCGGCGTAACGCCAGCCGGCAGGCGGGATCAGGAAGTCGTCCATGTCGCCATCGTGCAGGGTTAGGCAAGTCCTTGGCAAGACGCGCGCAGCGCTATGGCTAGAGATAAAGCCTAGCCACTTGTGCGACCGGAAAGGGTCTGTCAGGCTTCAGGCATGGCCGAGAACCACATCCTGCGCCTCGCACAGGTGCGTGCTGCCGTCACGAGCGGTGAAGCGCGGCGACTCCGTGAGGCCGCACGCCTATCCATTGGAGAGGTAGCCCACGCTTGTGGGGTAGACCAATCAACCATCTGGCGATGGGAGCGGGGCACCCGTTTGCCGCGAGGAGATCGGGCCTTGCGGTACGGGGACCTGATCGATTCGCTTCGCAGGCAGCTTCGGGAGACGGCGTGAACGCCCTGACGATTGCCGAAATCCGCGACCTGCCTGCTGTCGTCCCGCTGTGGCCGACCGTCGGCAAGGCCCTGGGACTCGCCGAGTCCACCACCTACCAGCTCGCGGCCGAGGGCCGCCTGCCGATTGAGGTCATCCGCCTCGGGCGCCGACGCGTCGCCCGGACCGTCGACCTCCACCGCTTCCTCGGGCTCATCCCGCAGGAGAACGGCGCCGCTCCGACGTACCAGGTCGGAGCGTCCGCCGGAAACGGCGAAGGGCCCGGGTACCAGCCGGGCCCTCCAGTCGAGCAAACCGCATCCACGCAATAGGAACGGACAGCTCTATGCATAGCTTCGCACAGATGGCGACGCTGCCGTCGACCCAGCCCGACCCGCACGAGACCGTCACGGCCCTCGCTGCGGAGCATGGCCTGCAGATCGAGGAGTGGGACACCTCCACCCTCGACGCGAGCCTCTACGACCAGTTCGTGGCCATGTACGTCCAGACCAAGGGTGAGCGCTTCATCGTTGTCCCCGCCGGTCAGGACCCTGCGCACCGGCTCGCCGTCGTGCGCGCTCTCCTCGCGCACCCGGGGGTGACGGCATGACCACCCTGACCGCCTCCCAGCGCGGTACCGCCTGGATGCTCCGCTGGGGCTGCCCGCCCGACTGCGCCATCGACCATGACGCCCCGGGCGCCCCCGAGTGGCACGTCAGCCACCGGATCGAGACCGCCCTGCGGGACATCGACTCCAGCCTCACGCCCGAGGAGCGCGCCCGCTGGCCGTGGCTCGCCGCGCAGGTCGTCGTCATCTGCGACCGGCCGCAGGCATACGGCCGGCAGACCCGCGTGTGGCTCGACTTCGGTACGTCCACCGGGGAGCTGTCCCCGGCCGAGGCCCGCCAGGCGCTCGCCGAGCTGCGCGGCTTCACCGCCCAGCTTGAGGCCGTCGTCGCCGCCGCCGAGCAGACCGCCGGCGGCGACTTCGCGGGCGACCCCGAGATAGCCCGGCTCGACCGCGAGGCCGAAGACCGGCGCATCATGGCGATCACCGAGGGGCGTCGATGAGCACGCTGGAGATGGCCCTGACGGAGTCCCGCACGATGCGGGCCCAGACATCCGGCCGTGTCGATGTCCTCGACAAGGTGAAGGCGCTGGCGCTGCTGCCCGACGGCGTGCACGCCACCACCGAGATCGTCGCCTCCTACTTCGAGGTGGGAACCGACGCAATCGAGAGCATCGTCCGCCGGCATCGCGACGAGCTGACCGAGAACGGTATGGAGACCCTGCGTGGTGACGCTCTCCGTGCCTTCAATGAGACTGTCAGCCCGACAGTCTCATCCCGCCGGAACTCGCTCCGGGTCTTCACCCGCCGCACGATTCTGAACGTCGCCCAGTTGCTCACCGAGTCGGACGTCGCCCGCCGGGTCCGCACGTACCTTCTGGAAGTCGAGGAGCAGGCGACCCCGCAGCAGCGGTACGAGGGAGTCGAGCGGGCCCGTCTCGCGCAGGAACGCTTGTCCGCCATGGGGGTCGCCAAGCAGTTCGGACTGGTCAACTCCTCCTACGTCGAGGCGATGGCGCGCACCGAGCTGGCGCGGATGAACGGCCAGGAGCCGGACATCGACCCCTCGGACATCACGATCACCTGCGACGAGTTCCTGTCGGAGCGCGGCGTCACCGGCTCCGACCTGGCGTCGGCCCGGGTGAGGCTCGGTCGCATCGTCGCCGTGCTCTACCGGGCGCGGTATGGCCAGGAACCGCAGGTGATCAAGCGACCCATCAACGGGGTGCACCGGGACGTGAAGGTGTACACGCACCGGGACATCGACCTGTTCGAGAAGGCGTGGGCCGAACTCGGTCGGCACTACGACGTGCAGGGCTCGCTGACGGGGGTGCGGCCGTGAGTGCCCCGACGAACGCCGCGTCGGCGGCCGGGGGCACTCCCGGCCGCCGGGCCCGTGCCGACCGGCCCGTCCGCTTCGAGGACCCCGCCCGCAACGCCGCGTACTGGGCCCGTATCGACCGCATCGTCGACGAAGCCCCGCCGCTGACCATTGAGCAGAAGGCCACGCTGCGCGGCATCTTCGCGCCCGTCGTCGCCGCCATGGCCAAGGAGGAGGCAGCGTGACGCGCACCCCGCTGGACACGTTCCTGTCCGACCAGGCGCTGGCCGCCGGCCGTACCGCCGCCGCTGACCCCAGCCTGGTGCCGGTCGTCGTCACCGCGGCCAACGGCGAGCAGTGCACCTGGTGCGACTGCCCCGACGGACCCGGCTCTCCGCACAACAACCCGAACTACCGGTGCGGCGGGTGCGGCACCGCCGCCAAGCACGTCGTCAGCACCTTCTCGGGCCCCAACCGGCGCTACGACTTCCCGGCCTGCGAGAGGCACCGGGACGACATCGTCGCCGCCGTCATCGCCACCACCCAGAGATCGGCCTGACCGGCGCGGGCGGCCACGGTCGCCCGCGCCCCGCCAACGCACAGATCCAGCGCAGAGAAGAGCCGTTCGTGAAGAGCACTACCGGCGGCAGCCGCATCGCTCGGGAGGTCCCGGGGCGGGCCGACCAGCAGAGGGCGAGGCGGTGATGGGGTTCCTGCTTTTTCGTGAGGTGAAGACGTGGGCTCCTCCCACGCTCACCCACCAGGAGAAGCTCACGGCCCTGGTGCTGGCGGACGACGCCAACGATGAGACACGCCTGACGTACAACAGCGTCGTCGACGAGGAGATCATGCGCTGCGCCATGGTCCCCGACAGCCGAAAGATGCTTCGGATCATCGCCCGCCTCAAGCAGGAGAAGGTGCTGGAGCAGGTCGGCAAAGGGCACAACGGCCGTACCGCCAAATACCGGTTCCTCCACCTTGGGTCGGCCGACTCGAAGGATGGCGGAATCGACCACCCTACAGACCGCGTAGGGGGGTCGAATGAACCACCCTACGGGCCTGCCCAGGAAGAACCCCAGGGTGGCGAAATGAACCACCCTACGAACCCTGAAGGGTGGTCTTTTTCGACCACGAAGGGTGGTCAAAAGAACCACCCCTACACCTCTACTTCCTCAACTACTACTTCCTCCTCTTCCGCGAACGCGTCAGAGGAGCGGCCAGAGGACCCCGCAGCCGACAAGGCGCCGAAGCCGAAGCGCAAGTCGCGGAAGAAGACGCCCCCGAGGGCGAACCCGCACCAGGTCGCCGACGACCTCACCGACGCCTTCTGGAAGGTGCACGGCAAGGGCCGGGCCCAGTCCTTCATCGCCATCCGCGGAGTCATCCGCACCGCGATCAAGAACGGCGTCGAACGCAACGACCTCGCCCGCGCCCTCGACCGCGTAGCCCGACAGGGCCGGTCGATCTCCGGCGCAACGCTCGACATCGCTCTCGGCGAGATCCGCGGACAGCAAGGCCCGTACCGCGACCCCGAGAACCAAGACGACTACGACCAGGAAGTGGCATGAACCAGCACTTCAGCACCCTCAGCCTCGACCACGCCGGGCTGGGTATCCCGCCCGGCCGCTACGCCCTGCCCGGCGAGCACACCGCCCGCTCCCACGCGGAGGCGGCCGGCCTCGACCCCGACCAGTTCGCCGAGCACCTGCGCGAGCACTACACCGGCCGGCGCCCCGTCGCCGACCTCGCCCCGGCCGAGTACGCGTTCCTGCGCGACGAGTTGCTGGAACAGGTCGCCGACCGCCGCCAGGAGGCCCTCGACTACTTCAACGCCCACGTGCCCCGCCGGTTCGCGCACGCCGAGCCGGACGCGGCAGCGCGAGACTGGGCGGCCCGCGTCGTGGCCGCGCCACACGACACCCAGTCGCTGCTGCTCGTCGGACCCGTTGGCGTCGGGAAGACGCACTACGCCTTCAGCGTCCTGCGTGCGGTCGCTGAGACCGGCAGCACGATCAAGTGGCAGGCCTACACCGCGGCGAACCTGTACGCGGCTCTCAGGCCCCGTGACGACCGCCGCGCGGACTCCGACTACGAGTCCATCGCGCACGCCCCGCTGCTGTTCGTCGACGACCTGGGCGCGGCCAAGCTCACCGAGTGGGCCGAAGAGGTCACCTACCGGCTGATCAACGACCGGTACGAGCGGTGCCTGCCCTCGATCTTCACCACCAACGTGCTGCCCGGTCAGCTCGGCGCGACCGTCGGTGACCGCGTCGCCTCCCGGATCGCCGAGATGTGCGAGCGCACCGCACTCAAGGGCACTGACCGGCGGAAGAAGGTCGCCCAGTGAGCGAGCAGTTCGACGAGCGCCCCATGCCGCACGACATGGCTGCCGAACGCGCCGTCCTGGGCGGGATGCTCCTGTCCCGTGACGCCATCGCGGACGTCATCGAGATCATCACGGGTGCCGCCTTCTACCAGCCCGCCCACGAGGTCCTGTTCGACGCCATCGTCACGATGTTCGCCAAGGGTGAGCCCACCGACCCGATCGCCGTGACGAACTACCTGCGTGAGCAGGGCACGATCGGCAAGGTGGGCGGCATGCTCGCCGTCCACGACATGATCAAGTACGTGCCGACGGCGGCGAACTCTGGGTACCACGCGGAGATCGTCCGGGACTGCGCGACGCGTAGGCGCCTGATCACAGCTGGCGCGACCATCGCCAGCCTCGGCTACTCGGGCCGCGACGCCGCCGAAGCCGTCGACGCTGCCGCCGCCGAGGTCGCGGGCATCACCGCCGTCGACGACGACCCGGACGCGGCCCTGCTCGGCGACGACTACGGCGAGTTCCTTGAGGAGCTCGACGGGCTATCCCGCAACGGCACGGCGATGGGCGTGCCCACAGGCTTCACCGACCTCGACAGCCTGCTGAACGGGCTCCACCCCGGGCAGGTCATCATCGTCGCCGGGCGGCCCGGCCTCGGAAAGTCGACGCTCGGTGTCGACTTCCTCCGGTCCTGCTCCATCAAGCACGGCCGTCCGTCCGTCCTGTTCAGCCTGGAGATGTCCCGCCGGGAGGTGCAGGCCCGCATCACCTCGGCCGAAGCCCGTGTCGGCCTGCACCACATCCGCAGCGGGACGATGACCGACAACGACTGGACCCGCATCGCCCGGCGCACACCCGATATCGCCGCCGCGCCGCTCGTCATCGACGCCGGCCCCAACCAGACCGTCGCGCAGATCAAGGCCAAGTGCCGGCGCCTGAAGCAGCAGGGCGGCCTCGATCTGGTCGTCATCGACTACCTGCAGCTGCTCACCGCGGGCACCACCCGCCGGGACAACCGGCAGCTTGAGGTATCCGAGATGAGCCGCAGTCTCAAGCTGCTCGCCAAGGAGCTGGAGGTGCCCGTCGTGGTCCTCTCTCAGCTCAACCGGGAGTCCGAGAAGCGGCAGGACAAGAAGCCGACCAAGGCCGACCTGCGCGAGTCCGGGTCCCTTGAGCAGGACGCCGATGTCGTGATCCTGGTCCACCGGGAGGACGCGTACACGAAGGAGTCTCCGCGCGCCGGTGAGACGGACCTGATCGTGGACAAACACCGCAACGGGCCGACCGCCACGATCACCGTTGCCGCGCAACTCCACTACAGCCGGTTCATCGACATGGCCCAGACATGAGCGAGCTCACTCCCGAGGACATCGCCGTGGCCCGAGCCCAGGGTGACGTGGTTGCCCTGGTGCTCATGGCGAGCGGCCTACCGGTCACGGCACCCAAGGCGAAGCAGCAGGCACCCGTCCAGACATCGCCGCTCCCTCCGCGGTCACGGCCCGGGGCATGGCCTGACGGGACGCGATCCCCGGGGCCCACTCCGGAGGTCGCCGAGTACCTGGCCCGGCTCTGGCCGGACCGCTACGCACCGGCCACTAGGAGCTGACGGGTCGACTCTGGCTCGACAGCGTCTGAGTTTTCGACGTCATCAGCCAACGTCTCAACTGGACTTGATCAAAAGCCGGGACGGACACACCGCACCAGTCATACCGTCCCAGCACAGACCCATCCCATTCCGCTCAGGAGGCTCAATGCCATCCATCTATCTCGCAGGGAAAATCGGCCCGAACGACTGGCGCCACGACCTGACCGGCTGGCAACTCCGCCATGCCTGGGAGGTCGATGACGCTCACCCTGACGAGCCGTGGCCTGTCATGAAGCGCAGCATCCTCGGCGTCTTCGACTACGTCGGCCCCTACTTCGTCAGCGACGATCACGGTTGCGGCCATGGTTCGAACACCCACGGCTGTGGCAACGACGGCGTCGTGCCCTGTTTCACCTACGAGAACTTGCCCAAGCGGGACCGGGTGAGGGAGCTCTGTCTCTCGGCCATCGACACCGCCGACATCGTCTTCGCCTGGCTCGATGACCTCACCGCCTACGGGACCCTGGTCGAGATCGGCTATGCCAGGGGCCGAGGCAAGATCATTGTCATCGCAGCGCCCGAGGCGCCCCGGACCTTCGGGTGGTCGTCGAACGCCGACGAGGTTGTCCTGGGCATCGCGGATAGTGCCACCAACGATCTCTGGTTCGCGTTCTCCTGCGCCTCCACCATTATCACCGCCGAGACCCCACACGAAGCCGTCAAGGAGGTCGCCCGCCTCTTCCCCGCCCTCGAATCCCCCATCGAGCAAGCATTCTGGGACGCCTACGTGCAGAAGCTCCCACGGGAGCTGAGCGGGCTGGAGGCCCAACACGCGGTCCTGGGCGGTCGGTACCGAATCGACTTCGCCCTGCCCAAGCAGAAAATCGGCATCGAACTCGACGGGTACGCCTGGCACTCCAGCCCTGAAGCCTTCACCCGCGACCGAGCCAGGCAGCGCGAACTCGAACTCGAAGGCTGGCGGATCATCCGCTTCAGCGGCTCCGAGGTCACCAAGGACGCCGACGACTGCGTGACCCAAGCCGCCACCTACGCAGCCCGCCTCGGCCGCGACTGAACTCCCGATCCGGAAGGCAGCACCATGAAGCACATCGGCGACGCCATCCTCGTCACTGAGGACAGCGCCATCATCACTATCAACCTGCCCACGAACCGCGAGCACTTCGCCGAGTTCACCGCCGCGGTCCTCCGCTGCGACACCCTGGAAGCCTTCGACCTCGCCGAGGGGATCACTCTCTGGCTCGACGAAGAGGGGCGCAACGCCTGGCCGTATAACACTTTGATCGACGCCCTCGGGCACCTCTACGGCCACACGAACAGCTTCCATGGCCCCGTCCTGATCACCGGCTACGGCCAGCACGTCGAACCGCTCCCGCAGGAGACCGCGCTTCGCATCCTGGGCGAACTGAACCGCGCCTGACCCGCATGAAACCGGCCGGGCCCGCGGTCATCGGGCCCGGCCACCCACCCAGCATCCCGCAAGCGTCCTGATCACTTTGCGGATGCCCGTCTACTGAAAACCCTTGTCACTTTCGTGGCCCCCCGAAAGTGATCAACCGAAGGAGAGCTGGAGTGGCCACCACGTGCGAGCTGTGCGGTGAGGAGACTGCGGGCCGGTACCTCTGCGGGCGGCACGCGGTCCAGCTCGCCAAACGGCTGGACGAGCTGCCGACCCTGTACGCCGAGGTCGCCGAGTGCCTCGTCCCCCGCCGGGCGGCCTTCGGCGAGATCGTGTCCACCCGTGGCGCGGCCGGCCCGCGCTCCCCGCTCAACGAGGACGTCTTGGACACGGTGAACTGGGGCCGGGCGGCCGAGGTGGTGCGGTTGTGGCGGGTGGCCGTGCAGCGTGTGCGCTGGCCGCAGCACGGCCCGCCGCCCGCCGCGGACCTGGCCGCGGACTGCCGGTGGCTGGCCATGGAGCTGGAGTGGATCGCCAGCGAGTACCCGGCGGCCGGGGATCTGGCGCGTGAGGTGCGGGAGTTGGAGGTGCAGGCGCGGACGGTCGTCGGTGATCCGGCGCCGCGTCCGCAGCGTCTGGGGACGTGCGTGGCGATCACCGCCGAGGGCGTCGTGTGCGGCGCGGTGATCTCCCGGCTGCCGGGGCAGACCCGGTTGAAGTGCCGCTGGTGTAGCTACACCTACGAGAGCGCGCAGGACTGGGCCCTGCTCGTGCACTTCCAGGCGGAGGCGACGACATGAGTATCGCATCCCCCCTTGTGCGTAACCCCATGTGTGATAACCTCGGAGAGGTGGAAACGCCTCCCTGGCGGGACCGCCTTCGCACGGAAGACGAGTTGCTGGAACAGCTCGACAACCAGGCGGAAGCAGCCCGCAGACGACGGGCGCAAGCCCTCAAGGACGGGGCCGACGAACTCGGCAGCGTCTACAAGGTCGCGCAGCAGCTGGGCCTCAGCTGGACCGCTGTAGCGAACGCGATCAAGAAGTACACAACGGAATAGGACGAGGGCCGGGCAGCAGCTCTCCGGGTGCTGGAACACCTGGAGGCGCGCGCGCCGCCCGACCCTCTACGCCCCCGGAGCGCAGCAACGCTCTGGGCACTTGACCACGAGAGAGACGGAACCTCCTCATGGACCAGCAGCACCTTAGCGCGCTCGAAAGCGCGCAGGTCAGCCCTACCCGCAGCCTAATCGCCGCAGGTATCGTCCGCCGCACGCCCGGCCGTACCACCACCGTGCGCGTCACCGCGGCCGGCGCCACCGGGATCATCGTCAAGGCGGTGACCCGATGAGCAACCTGATCACCGCCCTCAGTGCCGCCGCGCCCCTCGCCTCGGGCTGGGCCTGGCACAGCCTCACCCTGCGCCGCCGCCTCCACGCCGCCCGCCGCGACCCGCTGTCCGGGCTGCCCACCCGCGCCGCGTTCGAGCAGCAGGCACAGCGCGCCCTCGCCCGCCGCCCGCACGCCGTGCTGCTGATCGACCTGGACGGCTTCAAGGCCCTGAACGACCGCTTTGGACACGCGGCCGGCGACGCGGCGATCCGTGCCACCGCCGCCAGCCTGACCGACGTCCTCGACGGCCACCGCGGCGCCCTCGCGGCCCGGCTCGGCGGCGACGAGTTCACCGCCGCCGTGCCATGGTCGGACGCCGCCACGCTGCCGTACCTGCTGGCCGGGCTGCACGGCGCGATCACCGCCCCGTTCCGTCACGCGGGCCGGGACCTCACCGTCGGCGCCTCCATCGGCGCCTACCTCACCACCGGCCTGCCCGCACCGTCGCTGCCGCTCGCGCTGCGCCGGGCGGACGAGGCCATGTACGACGCCAAGCGCGCCAGCGGAGGCTGGCGCATCGCCGACGGGCCCGCACCGGCCCACGCCACCAGCTGTGGCCGCCGCTCCGGCCGCCCCGGCACCACGGCAGGTGAGACCCGGTGAGCACCGAACCCCGCACCGTCACCGTCAACGTCTTCGTCACCAAGCCCCTGGAGATCGACGAGCCCGAGTGGTGCGCCGGCCACCCCGACGAGCGCGCCGGATACAAGGTCGACATCACCCATTACGGGCCCGAGCACACCATCACCGCGCCGAGCGGCGAGGAACTGTTCCGCGCGATGCTCTCCCAGTCCCCGTTCTCCGGCGTCGACCGCACCATCGGCCTGTACGTCGAGACCGGCGACTTCACCGGCACCCGCACCCCGGACGAGGTCGAGCAACTCGCCGACGCTTTCGTGCAGGCCGCCGAGCAACTCCGTGCGCTGGGCCAGGAACTCGCCGAGGTCCTCGGGGGTGAGAGCCGGTGACCACCACCAACCTGCCCGAGCCGGTGCGTGACCTGCTCGCCGCCCTCCTGGAGGCGATCGACCTCCCGCACCCGGCCACGACCGGCGGCACCGCGGCGCACGACCGGCTGCTCGCCACCCGCGTCGTGCACGCCCGGATCACCCTGCGCAACGTCCTCGACGCCGGACCCGACATGGGCCCGGCCTGGTACGCGCGCTACCTGCGCGAGCGTCTCGCCGAGCACCCCATCACCGGGTACGTCACCGTCGACCAGGCGCACACCGCCCTCGAAGAGGGCAAGACCTGGGCCGAGGCCGTCACCCTCCCCGGGGGTGAAGGTCAGTGAGCACCCGCAACCTCACCGCGTGGGCACAGGCCCACCCGCTGCCGGCGGCCCTCGCCGCCGCCGTCGCCCTGGCCGCGCTCGTCGCGCTCGTCGTGACCGGCCGCCGGGCCGCGCGCCGTACCCCGGCCGCCGTACTCGTGGCCTCCCTCGCCGCACTCGCCTGCACCGCCTACAGCGCCGACACCAGCTGGCGGTTCGCCGAGCACAGCCTCGGCATGGTGGCGACCGAGGAGCGCGCGGCGATGTTCGCCGCCGCCGAGCTCGCCCTGTTCGCCTGCGCCCTCATGGCCCGCCAGAACCTCCGCACCCGCGGCGCCCCGGGTACACCCGGCGTACTCGTCTGGGTGATCACCGGAGTACAGGTCATCCCCGCGTACTCCGAGTCCGGCATCGTCGGAGGTACGGTCCGCGCGGTCGTCGGCCCCGTACTCGCAGCTCTGCTCTGGCACCTCGCCATGGGCATCGAGCTGCGCCACGCCAAGCCGGACACCGAGTCCGCGTCCCTGCCCGCTGTTCTCGCCCGCGAGGTACGCGAACGGCTGCTGTCCCGGCTCGGCCTGGCCGTGCGGGACCGGTCGGCCGAGCAGATCTCCCGCGACCGCGCCACCGTCAAGGCCGTGGCCCTGGCCGCGAAGCTGTCCGAGATGCGGCCTGGTCAGCGTGGCCGTGCCCGTGTGGCCCGGCGCCTGTCGGTGGCCGTGGGCAAGGCCCAGGCCGGCGCCTCCGACGAACAGCGCGCGAAGCTCCTCGACCTGCTCGCCGCCCGCCGCCACGCCGCCGCGCTCGCCACCATCGACCTGCCGTCGCCGTGGCAAGCCGAGCCCGAGCCGATCGCCGAGTACACCGAGCCCGCTGAGGCTGAGCCTGTACCCGAGGCGTACCCGGCACCCTCGAACGCCGTACCCGAGGGCGCACGGCTGCTGCCGATCATCGCCCGGCCCAAGCCGCCGCGAAACGAAATCCGAAACGAAACCCCGGTGCCCGTACTCGCCGCCGAGGCGCCGCGTACCCGCGCCGAGGTACACGCCGAGTACGTACCCGAAGAGGTCCGGCAAGCGGACCACGAGTACCTGACGGGCGACGACCAGGCCGCCGAAGAGGGCAACCCCGCTCAGGAAGACCCGCTCACCCAACTCAGTCTCGACTGGGCTGCCGAGCAGTTCAAGGACGAGCTGCTGGCGGGCGAGATGCCGTCCATCCGCGCCATCAAGGCCCGGCTGCGCGTCGGCCAGGACCGCGCCAAGGAGATCCAGGACGGCTTCCGGCAGGCGCAGGTCGCCTGGCGGCTCGCCGGAACGGGGGCCCGGTCATGAGCGACCTGGAGAAGGCCGCCCGCGAAGCGGTCGAGGCCGCCGACAACGCGGAGATGGTCCGGCAGATCGCCGCGATCCTCGCTGCCCAGCAGCTCCTCGCCCAGCAGCAGCCCGCGCCGGCCCCGGCCCGGCCCGAGTTCGACGCGAAGAAGTGGCTCGTCATCGGTGGCGTCGTCGTCTCCGTCGGCATGGTCGGCGCCCTGTTCGCCGTCGCCATCGCCATCGGCGCCGTGTGCGCCACCGCCTGCCTCCTCGTACTGCGCGGCATGTGGCGCGACATCCAGAAGGGTCGCTGACATGGGCATCTTCAACCGCCGCGAGACCGCTGCTGACGACGACGCCCGCACCGGCCGCCTTCTGCAGGGCGTCGAGAACGCCTACGCCCAGCGGACCGGCGACCCGGTCGACGGCGGACCCCTCGACGAGTTCGAGGAGACCGTTCTCGGCGCGTCCGTGCCGCCGCCCGGCGCGTCGTACCCGCCTCCCGGCCACGGCTACCCCCGCCGCTGACCGGCTGCCCGCGGGTCCCGCCTCACCAGCGGGGCCCAAGGGGAGCCGGGACAGCCCCGGCCCACCACCGAGAGGACACTCCATGTTCGGCACCAGCCACCGCGCCTACGTCGCCTCCCGCGGCGAAGGCTACGGCCGCTACTCGTACACCGTCACCTGCTCCTGCGGCGCCCAGCTCGGCACCTACGGCAGCGACTCGGCCGCGAACAGGGCGGCCCGCCAGCACGAGAAGGCGGGGAAGTGACCATGCCCGCCACGAACCACGACCCGCACACCCTCGGCGAGTTGGCCAAGGTGGTCGTCCTCGGCGCCCGCATCGCTCGCCGCGACGCCCGCGGCAAGGGCACCGCCCGCCTCGAACGGCGCGTCGAGCAGATCCGCGAGCAGGCCGAAGCCCGCGAGCGCGCCGAGCGGGAGAAGCGCGAGCAGGCCCGCAAGAAGAAGTAGGTACGCCACGGGGCGCCCGTACCCGGCACAGGTACACCCGGGCGCCCCGTGTCCCGGACCGCCCAACAGAACGACCGGAGGAACCAGCATGACGGACACCGTCGTACCCGCGACCACCGAGGCTCCGAGTACGCCCGTACCCGCCGTACCCGAGCAGCCGGGTACGGTCCCGGCGCCCGTACCCGTCGACAACCCGAAGCTGCCCGCGCCTGGTGTCACCGACGAGAAGCGGAAACCGATCCTGCCCGCCTGGCTGCGGGACCGTACCGAGTTCGCCACGGCCGCCAGGCACACCAGCAGCCGCCTCGGGTACGCCGCCGCCTACCACGGGGTACGCGCCCCCTGGTACGCCGTGCAGCTGGCCGCCATGTCCCCGCGCGGCGCCTGCCGCTTCATCGCCGGCACCAACCGATGGATCTGGGACCGGGAGGCCGCGCCGCTGCGCGACCACGCCGTGCGCACCGAGGACGTGGACGAGTACATGACCCTGGCCAGGCTGCGCGGCAACCGCGTCCGGCTGCGCGGCCTGGTCACGCTCGTCGCCGCGGTGTTCGGTACCGGCTTCGCCCTGTGGCTGTACGTCATGGCCCCGGCATTCCTGTGGGCGTTCGCGGCCGGCGGGGTGCTGATCCTCGGCTACTTCGGCCAGCAGCCCGACGCCCCGGTCATCGGCCCGGCCGTGCTGCGCACCGAGTTGCAGAAGCTCACCGGCACGATCGTGCTGCGCGGCCTGGATTCCATCGGCAACCCGAAGATCAGTGCTGCCATCAAGAAGGGCGGCGACATGGACGGCATGCGCTTCACCTCGGAGATCGTCCGCGACGGACCCGGCTACCGCGCCGACCTCGACCTCCCGTATGGCGTCACCCCCGACGACATCATGGAGAAGCGGGAGCAGCTCGCCTCCGGCCTGCGCCGCAAGGTCGGCTGCGTGTGGCCGTCCGGCGACCCCGACGAGCACGAGGGCCGCCTGGTGCTGTGGGTCGGCGACAAGCCGATGAACGAGACCAGCAAGCCGGCGTGGCCGCTGCTGAAGGACGGACAGGTCGACCTGTTCCAGCCCGTCGTGTTCGGCAACGACCAGCGCATGCGCTGGGTCGAGGTCACCCTGATGTTCGTCGCAATCGTCATCGGGTCCGTGCCCCGCATGGGCAAGACGTTCCTGCTGCGGCTGCTGCTGCTCATCGCCGCGTTGGATCCGCGGGCCTGGCTGCTGGCGTTCGACCTGAAGGGGACCGGCGACCTCGGCGCTCTCGAACCCGTCGCGCACCGCTACCGGGCCGGTGAAGAGGACGAGGACATCGAGTACATCCTGCACGCGCTGCGGGAGATCAAGGAGGAACTGCGGCGCCGGGCGAAGGTCATCAAGTCCCTGCCGCGGTCCCGCTGCCCCGAGTCGAAGGTGACGCCGGCCCTGGCCAACGACAAGCGGCTCGGTCTACACCCGATCGTCCTCGGCATCGACGAGTGCCAGGTGCTGTTCGAGCACGAGAAGCACGGCGCCGAGATCGAATCGATCTGCACGGACATCACCAAGCGCGGCCCGGCGCTGGGCATCATCGGCATCTACGCCACCCAGCGGCCCGACGCGAAATCCCTGCCGTCCGGCATCTCCGCCAACGCGATCCTGCGGTTCTGCCTGAAGGTGCAGACCCACCAGGCCAACGACATGGTGCTCGGGGCCAGCATGTACAAGAGCGGGATCCGCGCGACCATGTTCAGCCGCCGCGACCTCGGTATCTGCTGGATGGCTGGCGAGGGCGACGACCCGCGCATCGTCGCCTCCGCGTTCGTTGACGCCCCGAAGGCCGAGCTGGTCGTCGCTCGGGCGCGGAAGATGCGCGAGGAGTACGGCAACATTACCGGCCACGCCCTCGGCGAAGGCCCGTCCGCCACGGTCGGTATGGACATCCTCGGCGACGTCCTGAGGGTCGTGGCCGCGAAGGAAGAGCAGGTGTGGAACGAGCGGGTCGCCGCCCGCCTCGCCGAGCTGCTGCCAGACGCCTACGGCGGGTGGACGGCCGTGAACGTCACCCAGGCACTCAAGCCGTGGGGCGTGACCATCCGCGACGTGTGGGGTGAGACCGACGACGGAGAGAAGGCCACCCGCCGCGGCTTCCGCAGGGCCGATGTCGTCGCCGCCGTGACCCGCCGAGAGGCCGACCGGCTCGCCTCCTGAGTCCCCCGAAACGGCCGCTAGGCCTAGCACCCCGCCCTGCTAGGCCTAGCAGCCCTGCTAGCACCCAATCCGGCCCCTGAGCAGGCAACTAGCGTCTAGCAGGGGCGTCATCGAAACCCCGGGACCCGCCCGGAAGTGAGGGGAGACACCTCATGCTGATCGCTATGGCCGCACTCGTTCTCGGGGCCGGCGGATACGCCGTGCTGTGCGCCGTGAAGCCGTTCGCACCGTGCCGTCGATGCTCCGGCGCGGGCGCCGTCGAGCGGTTCGGCAAGCCGCGGCTGTGCCCGCGCTGCCGGGGTCGGAAACTGCGGCTACGCGTCGGCCGTCGCGCCCACAATGCCTGGCGCCGCACCCACCAGGCCGGCACCCGCTGACCCATCATGGAGGCATGGAGTCCCAGTACATCCGGCCCGGCCACCTCACCGCGCACCAGACCGCACGCGTCCTCGGCGTCACCCTCACCGGCCTCCGCAGCATCGTCCACCGCGGCCAGCTCACCCGCTCCGGCGGCAGCCCCCGACAGCCCTGGTACGCCGCCAGCGACGTCGCCGCCCTCGCCGCCAAGCGCGCCCACCGGGCCGCCGCTTGACCGCAGGTCACACACAGTGCAACGATCTCGGTGTACACCTGTGCCCGGAAGTGGGCATCACAGACGCACGACGAAGCCCCGGCTCGGTCCCCCCGGCCGGGGCTTCGCCGTGTCACGACACCGGCACGCAATCGCTTAGTCACAGGACGGACACAAGCAGTACACGCCTCCCTGACGCGGCACATGATGCTCCCTCAGAACTCGATCCCTGGGGGGACAGCACATGCGCATCCGCATCACCCTCGGCGCCCTCACCGCCGCCGCACTCCTCACGCTCACCGCCTGCGAGGACACCGAGGACACCAGCCCCACCAAGCCGGGCACCGACACCCCGGCCAGCAGCCCGGCCAAGCAGGACCCGGAACAGTCCGACACCGCCGAGACGGACACCGGCGCATCCGACGAGGCCCCGGCCGAAAACGCGGAACTCCCCAACCTCGTCGGCATGGACCTCCAGGCCGCACAGGACAAAGCGCAAGCCGCCGGCTTCTACAGCCTCGACGACCAGGACGCCAGCGGCCAGAACCGCCTGCAGGTCCTGGACCGCAACTGGATCGTGTGCAGCCAGAAGCCCGCGCCCGGCACACATCCGACGGACACTCTCGTCACCCTGTTCGCAGTCAAGGACACCGAAAGCTGCTGACACCTCATTCGTCCAGGCCCGGCCGGCCTTCCCGCTGGCCGGGCCTTCGCACGCCCCGGAGGCCCCATGCGAGAGCGTCGATGCCCCTACCAGTACCGGCACACTCCCCACGAGCACCAATCCGGCGGGGCCCCCGCCCAATGCGACGGACGCCCCGACGCTCCCCAGGAGCCCGAAGGCCTCCCGCCCGGCCTCCTCCTGAAGCTGACTGTTGCCGTCAGCGACGTCCTGGACGAGTGCCCCGAGCACAACACGTTCGCCCAGCACGAACACGTCGTGCACGAGGTCGTGGCCGCTGTGCTGCAACGCCTCCAGGAGTAGGCATGGTCGCCCGCCGAGCCCTGCAGGTCTGCCCCACCCCAGGCTGCTCCACGCTCACCCCCAGCGGACGCTGCGAGGGCTGCCAGCGCACCGCCAGCAGTCAACGCCCCAGCGCAGCCTCCAAGGGCTACGACACCCGCTGGGCCCGCACACGAGCCGAGTACCTGCGCGCGCACCCCTACTGCGAGTGCGACGAGTGCGAGGCGCTTCCTCCCCTACTCAGGCCCAGGGCTACCGAGGTCAACCACCGCGACGGGCTCGGACCTCTCGGACCTCGTGGACACGACTGGGCGAACCTGCAGGCCATGACCAAGGCCCACCACTCACGCGAAACCGCGAAGCACCAGCCCGGAGGCTGGAACGACCGCCAGTACTGATGAAGGCCCAACGCCTAGACGCACCATCGGGCAGCATGCCTCCATGGCCGACTGCACCGCCTGGAGAAGGCGCTCCGCACGCCACATCACGCTGGCTCTCGCTCTGATCGCCGTCCTGACGACGGCTTCAGCGTGCGCCAGCACGCTAGAAGGTACACAAAAGCCGCTCAGCCGTACTGCAACGACGAAAGCGGATGATGTCAAGAGGTTCACTCTGCGCATCCCACAGCACGATCACATGGGCAAGGTCAGCTACACCAACCTCCACGTGACGCTGGAATGCACCCCTTCGCATCAGGTGCAGGTCACTCTGTACACGAAGGGCGCAAGGGACGACCTGCTCTTGACCGTAACCTCCGAACCACACGGCCTCCCCGTCCAGGGCTGGCACCAAGTACGAGTGGACATGAGTCGAACCGATCTCTGGCGCCGTACCACCGCGCGGATTTGCCCCAACGGCCTGAGACATGGTGTCAGCATCGAAGTGATGTCCCTCAAACAGCGAGAGCAGTACGGCATCAGACAACAGAGCGGCTCGAAAGGCACCGAGGTCAGTCACGCTCAGTCGTAGCAGGGGTGGGGGGTGACCCCTTCCGAGTAGGGGTTCCGGAACGCCGGGGAGGGCTCTGG